GTCTTGCGGTGGCTCATCGTAAACGCGCGTCGAAACAATCGCGGTGATATCGCTGCTTGCAACAAGTGCAGCACGCAATCCTTTTTGGAGCGCCAAAAGAAAGCCGTCAGCCATTCGTCGCCTCCTTGATGCCGCGCTTGATTGCGGATTTCATGCTTTTCTTGAACTTCGCGACTTGTTGCTGTTGAGCCAGTCGGATGTAAGGCTGCGCGGCAGTTGTTCCACGATTTCCGTTTATGCGGCCAAATTCTACCGCGTTGGCTTTGATCTGGGCGTCCCTTTCTTTGGGCGCAGCCTCAACAGCGCCCTGATAAACACCGTCTCTGTTTTCATATTTTGTGTGAATCCAGCCTTTAAGCTGGCCACTGTCCACAGGGACCAGCGCCTTCGCTAGCCGTGCTGCCGCTTCGGTGTTGCGCTTGATGGCTTTGACCATCTGCTTTTCAACAGCGTCTGGCATTTTATCGAATTGCTTTCTTAGCTTCTTTGCGCCTGTCACCCTCACGACGCCACCCCGCGTTCAAGCAAGAACTCAATCACTGTGTTTTTGGCGTCAATCTGAGTGACGTTCTTGATCGCCCAAGTCGTGCCGCGAATGTAAACGCGATCCGCAGACGTAACGCCTTGCGTGAAGCTGTCAGAGCGGCAACGCATTGTCGCTGTGGCAACGTCTGCCAATGCTCCGGCCTCTATGCGCTCTTTACCTTTTGTTTCACGCATGTCAGCAGCACGAAATCCAAGGTCTGCCCACCCTGAATAGACGTTTCCATAGTCATCAACCGCGCCTTCTGACAGGCGCTGGAATGTGGCTTTTTCACGATAACGCCCAGCGTTAACCATACCAGCAGTTCCGGTGCATATTTAGCAGAGACTCAAAGCCAAACGGAATGTTTGACAGTTCGTCATATCCTGTTTGCTCGCGGTTGTCGTACCAGTGTCCTACAAGCAGCATGAGTGCGTGACGAATGGTCTGCGGGACGTCTGTTGTGGCGTCACCATATCCAATTTCATATTCAATTTTGATTGCGTCTTGTCTGTCTTGCGCGACAGGCCATGAAAAGCCCTCTTTTGGGCTAATCTGCGTGGCGAATTGCGTGCCAAAGACTTCATAGTTTGCAAGCGTGTCAGTCTGCAAATTGCCGTCAGTGTCATAGTATTTGACCGCATTAACGCCCTGAACAGGTCCAAGGATCAAATTAACAGTTTGCGGAGGTGTTGAATTGATCCACTGCGCCCACTTTTGCGTTATCATCGCTTGGCCTAAAGCACCCTGAACGTCAGTATATGCCACTGCGACTGCGATCAGGCGCGTCAGCATCGTGTCGTCGTCAGTGCTTTCTACGCGCAACTGTTCCTTCACCTCCGACAGCGTGATCGGTGTTGTCGATGGCGCGTCAACGATCTCAAGCGCGTGATGGCAGGCGAGTGGCTTTGGCATCGTCTAGTCCTCTGGCACAGCCTTGCGGGTCTTTACCTTTTTGACAGCGCGTTCAACCTTTGCAGGCGCAGAAATTGGCTCTGCAATTCCAGCTTCGATGTAGCGCTTGGCTTCGGCCTCGTTGCAATCGATCTCATCGCCAGCGTTGTGGCTGAAGTCGATCCCGGCCATGCCTGTCAATAAACGAACTTTCATTAAAATTCTCCTAGCATGAGAGAGCGGGGACCGAAGCCCCCGCCCAAGTTATTTACGCACAAACAAGGTGCTTGACTGCGGCTGTGTTGGAAAGAACACCGTCGAAGCGGATGTATCCCAAGATGCCGAAATCTGGTGCGAAACGCTCCCGCGCCACATAGATCGACGGTGCGCCAACCTTGCGGACGTAGAACTTGGACATGTCACCGAACAACATCACTTTGTTGCCTGTGCCAAGGCTCGCCATCGCTTGGTTTACGACAACATCATAACCAAGCAAGTTCTGCGGAACGCCTGCCTGATAGTTGCCCATCTGCCAGAGATAGTTGCCGTCACCGTCCTTGAGCTTACGAACCGCAGCAAGTGTGCTGTCGTTCATCATGATCGCGGTCGCAGCAGAGTTGCGATAAGCAGGATCGACAGAGTGGATCAGGTCAATGATCTCATCTGCTGTTACGGCTGCAACGGCTGCTGCTGTCTTACCAGCGGCAGAGTTGGTCACAATGCCTTCAACATCAGACGATCCCGAACCAGTCGTCAGCTTGTCGTTAGCGATGCGACCAAGGCGCTCACCAATCAACTCGCCAAGCAGGCTTTCCATATTCAGGATGCTGTCAGCATTCAGTTCAGCAGACCAGCGGATCCACTCCGAATCGAAGGAGAACGCGCCAACCGACTTCTGCCCGAAGGTGGCATCCTTGCCGCCGTCGTCTGTTGGCTGAGTGCCTTCAGTGTGAGCCACCGCAGTTACGGCTGTGTCGTCAACAGTTGGAATGTTGAACGTGCGGCCATCAGCAGAGTTGATGACGGTAAACAGTTCATTGCCGTACATCGGACCAGTTGCGACCATCGATTTCTCAATGAACGTAGCCAGTTCAGTCGGAACCGTATAGCCACCAGCGGAGTCAGTGCCAGCAGTCTGTGCGCGGTTCTCGCGGAGAACATTGCGGACTTCTGAGTCCACATATGCGTCGCCGCCGCATGCAATCATTTCAGCGAATGCAGCGCGGTAGTCCATTTTGAAACCTTCGTCTACAGCAGGCGCAGAACGATTTTCAAATGCTGGACGACGATCAAGATCAACATCTTCGCCTGCGCGAAGTGCAGCTTCAACCTTGTTAAGACGCTCGACCTTTGCGGCCAGCTTGTCGTGATCTGCCATCATGGCATCAAATTCACGCTCGACTTCCGCAGCGCGGTCTTCTTTTGTGCTGTCTGTCACTTCATCCAGCTTTGCGCGGGCCTCGGTGGCGATCTTCGCCATCTTCTCCCGCAGGTCTTTAATATCAGCCATTTTTGGCCTCCATCTAAGGGATCTGGTCTGTCATCACGACGATCAGTCCAAGCACTTGCCCAAGGTGCAGGGATGGGCGAACAGCGGGAGTCCGCTGCTATTCTTTACAGCTTGGCCTTCATGCGAAGGCGTCTCGCTGCTTGTGTCTTTGCTTCGCTGGCACGGTGCGCTTCAAGAGAGCGCAAGCCAATTTCAGTGCCTGAATATGCAGGCGTTGTGACAATGGCCACGTCATACAATTCCAAATCTTGGATGGTTCGCTTTGGCATGTCGCCGCTGTCGTTCCATTCTTGGCGCGTCGGCACAAACGCAAATGACATTTTGTCCAAGTCACCGCGCTTCATCTTTGGAACGATTGCACGAACGTCTGGGTCAGAACCGTCTAGCTCTGTTTCCATATACAAGCCGCGCTCATCTTCAGTCAGACGCAGCGTTCCAGATCGCGTGCGAGCCAACGGCAGGCCGTCATGGTTGATTAAGAAAACAACATCGTCCTGACGCTCAAGAGCGCTGGAAAATGCGCCGCGCTCGATAACTTCGGTAAACATACCAGCGATATTTGTTTCTTCACCGAAAACAGCGGCATATCCAGACACGCGAATTGCGCTTCCTTCGTCATCTCTGATTTCAAGCGGTTGAACCACTGCGCGAATTTCACGTTCAGACATTTCAGCCTCCATAGATTTCGGCAAATGTAACACAGAAACCGCATCTGCGCCCATACAACTTCGATCATTTGCATCTTGATCAATTTGAGCGTTGGCCCACGACTGCCCAGCATCACCGCCCCAAAGCGCCCATGCGATGCGGCCAGCGCTTGGATAGCCGTCCTCGCCTGGGCTGAACCCTTCTGCTTCCTTATCAACTTCGTGACGTGCAAAATAGCTGGCCATTCGCCGCACAGTGTCCATGCTCAAGTTGACGCCGTTGGAAATATCACGCGCGCGAGCAACACCCACTTCAGTGCCGCCGCGCCCAAACTCACGACGCCATTCAAGACCTCGCTCTGCTTCTTCTCGCATTGCCTTATTCGGTGTCGGCATCGCTGCCTCCGACTTGCGCTGTGATCGGAACTGTTGCGCCCTGAACCATCAAACTATCGCCACCGGCAGCGGGTGGCATGTTCTCAATTGTGCGGACCTCGTTGGGCGTGCGGATCGCGTTCTGGATCGTTGTCGCATGCGCGTCCATGCGGGTCTTGAAGTCGCCGCGCAGAAGGCCGTCCACGTTGAACTCAACATATTGCTTGGAGCCGCGCGGAAAGAGCTTCAGGTTCATTTCCTGTTCAACCTGTTCAATCCAGCGCTTCAGCGTGTGCTTCACAAACTGCAAATCCTGTTGCTCAGTGTTGCTGAATGTGCCGTGTGTCAAATCTTGCAGGAACACAGGTGGCAAGCTGTAAATCCGCGCAATCTGTTCGATGCTAAAGCGTTGCAACTCGATTAACTGCATCTGTTCAGGATTGAAGCCGATCTGCTTCATTTCGTGGCCCATCGGCAGAGCCATTACAGGCCGACCTTCGCGGGCCATCTTTGCAGTCGTCTTGGCTACGTCATCAGACGCCCGTGCAGCCACTGCACCGCTCTGGAATGGCCCCTGCAGGACCACCGGAGGAATGCCACCCGATTGGAACGCCTTCGCGCCGTAGCGGCTTGCTGCGATAGCCATGCCGATTGCATCGCGGTTTGTCGAGATCGGACCACGAACATCCAAGCCGTTAGACTTGACCATAAATGGCACGTCCAAGACTTCATTCGCGGCATAAGTCACGCCCTTGCAGAGATAAACGCGAATTTGTCGCTTGCCTTCAGTGCGATGCTCAACGCGCGTGTGCTGCGGATCAAGAGGCCAAAGGTTTTTAATTGCGCCATTCTCTGAG